AACAGGCCGAGCATTTGCTCCTGTTTACTCACCTCACACCTCCTGCAAAAGTGTCAATATGTCGATTTGAACCTGCACATCGCGCGGATCACGCCCGCTCGGCTTACCGTCCCCGGCCTCGCCTTCGTCGCCACCCGCGCCATCACCAGCGCTGTCCGCAGCGCCACCGCTGTCCGCAGCGCCGTTATCCTTACTATCCTTGACTGCCTTAATATCCGTCGTCCGCGTGTCGATCCCCGCACCCCGCTCCACGGGTGCCACGCCCCACACATCTAGCTTGCGCAGGAATTGCACGTCCTCGCCGTCGAACTCCCCAGAGCCGCTGTCCTCGACATCGAACGTGTACGACCACTCCTGCAAGCTCCCGAGTGCCTTGACCGTCTTGTAGTGCTCCAGCCCGCCCTGCGTGTCTAGGAAGAAAAATCCCTCGACGACAGCCTTGTCCCCGTCCTCGTGGATGACTCCCTTGCCAACCGGCAGTTGGCCATAGTTATGGTTCCACGCCTCGATCAGCGTCTCCTGCCCATCCCGAAACGCACCGGGCACCGTCACGTCCCCATCATGGTCGATCACGTTCAACGTCGCGAACTCGGCCCGGAACTCGCCCGTCTCGTCCGCGTCTTTCTTGAACTTGATCTGACCTTTGTATACTTTCTGTGCCATCTCTACCTCCCTATAAGCGGTTGGATGATGAAGCCCAACGTTTCCAGTCGCTGAATCGCCTTCTGTGCCTGGAATTTCTCCACACAAATACCCCGTTCAATTTCCTCGTCCGTGAAGCCGTCAAACACAATGCCTTCCTTATCGCATCGATAATCCCATATCCCACCCAAACGTTCCTCGCCTGTTTCTTCCTGGACAACCTCTAACGCCAATCCCAGCGGGTGGAGAAATTGGCGATTAAGCTCCTGCAGAAAGCCCAGCTTGCGAAATTCAACAATTGACATTCGCGTCACTTCCATCGTCTTATCTCCCGAACTCTACTGAACACTGGCAATTGGCGTTGTTTTCCGCTCCGCCAGCCGGATCGCCCGGCCAGCGCATCCCGTTGCTGAATCGTTCGCGGATGCCCACCGTCTCCCCGGCCATCGCCAGATGCTCATCGCGCGGGTTGCTACTGTTCACCCGCCACGTCTTCATCCGCAGCCCCCCGGCCTGCGCCGCCTCGACCGCGCCAAAACTGGCCGCCGTCGTGATGCCCGATTCCGCCTGACGTCGGACCCAAACGCTGATCGCCGTCAGGAAAAGGTCTTTCACCGCCTCGCGTGGCTCCGGGGCCCGGAGGGCCTCCGTCAGTTGGTCCCGCGTCTGGCCGTTGATGTAGGTCGCCTCGACGCGGCTGTGCTCCTGGAGCCAGGGCAGCATGCGCTCCTCCGAAAGGTCGATTTCCAACCTGGTGGAGAACTCGCTCGCCCAGGCCCCCGCCGTCAGCACGTTAAGGCGGAATAAATCCTCGTATAGCTCCCGATCCCACCGCTCCTCGTCCCACCACACCCCGCCGATGTCCGATTTCCCCGGCTCCTCCGGGACCCGGCTCATGATCGCCGCTTCCTGCCGGCGATAATGCCGCGATAGGACCTCGACCCACTTCCGCTCGTGCTGCGCCCTCAATTCTGGCTGGTGCGTGTCGAGCCCACGCGCCTTTTGGTCACCGGGCCCTAGCGCCTTTGGCGGTGCGCTATCCCGCGGGCTCGCCTGGCCGCCGACGATGACATTCAGCGGCGTCACCAGCCGCTCTGCATCCCCGCCCAGCGCCGGTAGATTCAGCCGCGCCCTGGCTTCGTCCGCCGTCATCCACGGCCTGCCAACCGCCGCCTGGAGCGCGGTCACCTGGTCCTCGAACGCCCCGGCCAGCTTCTCGGCGATGTTGAACTCGCAATACACGCCCTGCGTATCCCCCAACTCCGGGAGCAACTGCAATTCAATATCCTGTTCGATCATCGCCAGCCAGGGACCGAGGCTATCCTGGTACAGGTTCTTGTGCTGCTCCTTGATGTTGCTGAACGTCGCGTGATCAAGGATGCCCACCATCGGGGGGGGAATATGATACGCCCTGGCGCACTCCTCACGCGTCAATTTGCGCCCGGCCAGGTACTCGCTCTCCTGCGGATTGAACGATCCCGCCCGCCAGGTCATCCCCTCCTCCAGGATCGCCGTCTTGCCGCTGTTATCGCCTCCAGCGTACAGTGCCTCGAACTCTGCCTTGAACCGCGCCCGCGCCGGGTCGCTCCACTCTGGCGCGCCCGCTGGCCGCTCGATGACCCCGCCCATCCGTGCGGCGTTCTGCCAGAAATGCTCGCGGTAGTCCCCTGCTGAGTGCTCCTCCGCCAGCACCCGCCGCAGCGTCTCGAGCGGGGACAAACCCGTGATGGGGTTCTCCGGGTTGTACCCGCGGAAGTGGACGATCTCGTCCAGTGCCACGGGAGTCCGCTTGCCCCCCACGGTTACCTCATATCGCGTGGGAATGAGACCACCGTAAATCGTCATATACGGAGGCGGTATCCGCAGCAGTCCCAACGTGCCCCCATCCGCGCGCCTGATCTTGAGCCAGTAGGCGTTGAAATACACGCCCAGGTCGCCCACCAGCGCCTCGATCAACCGATAGCGCGTCACCTTGTACTCTGCCGGCAAGGGCCTGGCCAACACCATGGCCAGTGGATGATTCGCCAATCGCACCCGGTCCGTGTCCGATACGCGCCGAAACACGTGCAGCCCAAGCTGCGCGATGTTCCGCGCGAGAAAGTCCACGCACGTGCGGACGTTCGGCTGATCTCGGTAAATCGTGGCATAGTCGTAGGTGTACTGGTCGTACATCAGCAACGAGCCGTAGCTCAGCGGCCACCAGCCCGAGGGCATATCCACCAGCGACGTGGTACTTTGCACGACTGGCATCAACCCACCACCTGGATAAAGTTCACGTTGTCGGCCGGAATCACCAGTTCACCAATCATCGGCACGACCTCGCCCTTTCCCCGCAGCATCTCGGCGTTCCGCAGCACCAGATAGCCGCGCCGCTTCCGCCACAGCACCCCGCGAAACGACTCATCCCGCGTCCGCGTGTTGACGATGATCTGCTGCAGAACCGGATACCTCTGGAAGAAGCGCATCTACCCACCCCCATCCGCCAGCATCCCGTCCAGCCATTGCCGCGTGTCGGGATGAAGCTGCATCTTATGACCATGTGCCTCATACCACAGCGTGATATCCGGTGCACCTTGTGCTTTACCCGCACCCCGCCAATCGGCCAACATTTCCAAACAATCCTTCTCACCCATCGCCAAAATCTTGATCCCGCCCTCGTCTTCAGGCAGAATCCACCATTGCCAATGATGCCTCCCGCGCTTCTGGTGGAGTAGCCAAGCAAAATCGAATGCCGAATCGCCGGTCTCTGTTGGCTTATAGTATCCGGTCGAATCGCGCCGTTGCTTCGGCGTGCCGTCTGGGTTGTAGAAATATCTGGCATACGGCAGCCATTCGCTGGGCAGGAACTTGTGCCAGTCATGAATCAGCCCACGCCAAACAATGCCAAGGCGCGCACATTCCCAGAAGACAAACCACTTATGACATATGATGTACTTCAGATATGCCAAGTGTCTGCCCATTCACGCTGCCTCCGGAGGATGTTTGACTGCCGCGTCCCAATACCATCGGACCATCCTGCCGGTATCAGTGTCCACGACGCGCACCAGGACCTGGCCGAACAGGCACCCACACACCGTATTGAAAATTCCCAACGGCGTGAGACCGCGCAAGTAGCAGCACCTAGCGGACGGCGCATCCTCTTTCAGATACGACCTCGCCGCCGTGACACAGACAGCCGGTTGCGTCGAACCACTCAGCACGGCCAGCCACACGCGCCCGAACAGCAGCGCCGCCAGCCGTTCCCTGAGCGATATGCGCCAACAAGACACGCACTGCTCGCCATCGGTCCACACCGGCAGCGGGTCAATGCCCTCGACGTGGAGCTCGAGCGGAGATCGTCTATCGCATCGTTCCAACAATCCACTCGCACTTGGTGCGCCTAACTGTCGATTTGCATATTTGAACTGAATCGGTTTCATACTGCCTCCAATCCCCGGTCCTCGTACACGCTGCGCTTCGGCGGCTCGTGCCGCAGCGACCGGTCCAGCGCCATCACCAGCGCCACCATGCCGTCGATCTTTTCGATGGACTTTTCCTTGTCCGGTTTGATGTTCCCTGCTGGGTCGGTCCGCACGACTAGGTTGTTCGCCATCCACGTGAGCACCGGGTTGTTGCCGTGCGCCAGCTTATGCTCCAAAGTCAGCCGCTCCAGCTCGCGC